TCCAAGCTTCTTGGAGGAACGTGGTCACGATCTCTTCCACATCAATCGTGTAAGCAGTAAATCCATCGCCCTCTACTATCGAATAAGGCTCGATGGCGCTTGCTTCGCGAGTGATAACAGCCCCTTCGTCATTTGCCAGCGGCGGGGCTGTCGAAGGGAAGTAAATGAATACGCCGTCGCAACCTAACCCATAATTAGCCACCGCCGCCGGCTGCGGTCGCTTCCACCTCTTGCTGTCAGCGCCGAACTTACGGGACTGCGGCTTGGGCTGCAGCGGCGGCTGGCGAAGCAGTTCTTGGCGATCGAGCAACCTGCGGCGGTTGGCCATGATCCGTGCCTTCACCGCCTCAAGGATTGCATCAGGCACATCTTCCAGGTTGATGTTTAGCGTCATGGCTTGATGCCTAGAGTGATATTGAACGCACGGGATTGACCAGCAGCAAGCACCTGCGGCACCTCATACAACCGCACGGCATAGGGTCTGGTCCTGGTGGTGCCGATCTTGATGATCATCGCATCGAAGGTGAACCCAGCGCCGGTTGCAGGGCCAAACTGGCCGGTGATCACGGGCGATTCCACCCTGCCATTGGTGGTGTTGTAGACACCGTTGCCGACGGTGCCGGTTACATCGGCATAACCGTTTGCTGATGCCAGCTTGGCTGCTTCCCATGCGGTGAGCGTGCTGGCCAGGGTGAGGCTGCCGGTGGTGGCGAGGAACACCCTGTAGGTCTGACCGTCGAGGATCAGGCCCGACTGAAACTCAAGCTCGCCTTGGGAGATAACGAAGCTCATGGTCAGGCCACCGTGAAGGTCACGATGCCGTTAGCGTTCCAGATGATCTTGAAATCAGTCCCAGTGCCAGCGGTCTCGGCGCCGTCGAAGTCGATGAATGCAACCGGCGGATCATCGGCGTCGGTGTCGTTGTAGAGAATCGCGAAACTGGCCGTGATCGCGCCACCACTGGCCGCCCACGTCACATCATCTGCGTCGAACTTTGCCTCGTTTGTGTTGACGGTTGTCACCGCCGCATTAGCAAGCGTGGCGCCGCCGGTGGTGTAGCCGTTGCCGTTGGCGACCTCGGTGCCACCAGTGGCCGCCAGTGTGGTGTGCGTGGCGTTGAAGGTGGCTGCCGTGAGCAGCTTTACCTTGTAGGTGTCACCAACAGCATTGGCACCGCTGCCAAAGCGTGCGCGGGTGTGGTTGTAGAGGCTGATAGTGGGGGCCACGGTGCTCGGCGGGCTGTGGCCCTAGTTTTCCGGTTAGGCCGAGGGGAATGGTGCGGTGGGCGGGGTGAAGTTGGCGGTGTAGCGGGCGATGCCTTTGGTGATGCGGAACCCACCCATCAAGCCATCGTAAACATAGATCGTGCCGAACGAAAGACCGTAACGTCCTATATCAATTTGATTGTGCGTAAAGTTGTTATTCCATGTGCGATCAGATCCTAGCTGCGCGCCGTCAACAAAAAACCTAACGGTCGTGCCACTTCTGGCAATTGCAATGTGCTGCCAAATGCCCGCACTAGCCGCGCCCATATTCTCAATATTACCGTTGCCGCCAACGCCAGCTTGTGATAACCACCAGTCGCCTAGGTAGAGCGACAAGGATGGCCCTGCTATTCCAAATGTAAATACTCCATCGTTGCCGCTAACTGTATCCGGCTTAAGCCACATTTCAATTGTAAAATCACCGGTTCCCAGCACAAGCTCGGAGCTGGTCGCAGTTTGAATGTAAGTGCCATCGGCTCCATCGAAAACTGCAGCCGCTGTGCCGTACTTTTTATCGGCAGTTGTTAACTGTGCTCCGCCATAGGCTGTAACCGTCAACCCATTAGAACTGCTATCCGTAAACGTCGTGCTGCCATTGCTGCCATCCATGTGCAGCAGCAGCGAGACGTTGGCGAAGTCGGGGTCGCCAACTGCGCCAGTGGTCACCACAGGCGCCAGAGCGGCCACAGCGACACCTGCTGCAGGCAGCGTCACGCTGACTTCAGATGTCACCACAGGCGCCAGTGCGGTCACAGCGATACCTGCTGCAGGCACCCCCACACTTGCACCAGTGCTTACGCCGGGCACCAACGCCGCGACCGTCACCCCCGCAGCAGGCACCACACCACCAGCGAACACCTCAATAAACCCACCAGTCGCCAACTCAAACGTCTCAGCCGGCAGCGTCAGAACGTACTCGTACTCGATCGCGCCGATGAATCCGCCGGTCATCACCTCAGCGCTTTCAGACTCAAGCACCGGGATGATCAGCAGCAGATCATCCGGCTGGCTGACTGCATAACGATCAGATCCATTGGTCGGCAGCGCAGCCAGTGCAGCAGCAACACTGGCCGGGTCGCGTGGGTTGAACCCAGCCGGGATAGCGATCGAGTTTGCCTTCACGGTCACGTCCGTATCCGGCACTGGCGTGGGGTTGAGGCCTGTGCTCGCCACCGGCAGCCGCACCCAGCTGGATGATGGCGCCGATGCGCCCGTGTAGCCGGTCACACCAGACAGCGACAGGTCGGCGCTCACTACCAGGCCGTTGCTGTCCCAGGCGTAGCTGGCGCCATCCATGAGAAACGCTGCCTCGATGCCCGCCATGCGGATGTAGATCGGATCCAGATCACGGGTCGGCACTTCGCCAAAGCCGGTCACGATGTTCTGGCCGAAGGCATGGCCGGCCTGCAGCAGCACCTGAGCATTGCCGAACAGCATTGCTGCACGTGCGGCCTGGCCTCTGTTGAGCGTAAGGGTGGGATCAGTCATCAGGTCACCCACTCGAAGAAGTCGTCTGGTGCGAACGGCATGGTGTAGTCCTGGGTTTTGATAACCACGTCATCGAAGCCGTCGCTGTCAAATGCAACGCTGCCAGAAAATGTTTTCCTGTCGCCTCGTCCAGCGTTAATCGTATCGCGTGCGACTGAATGATCAGGTGGTTTCGTAGGGATGGGAGCGCGACCGATCTCTGTGCGCACCTCGGTTCCCTGAAACACCAGTGGGGTCATCGACAGAACGGAAGCGGCGATGTAAGCGCCACCGCCGCTTGAGTCCAGCGCGATGTCGCCTGTATTCTCCATCTGCGCCCTGAATGACTGCGACCCTTCCTGCGTGCTCCCGTAAGCTATCCATGTGCTGGTTTCGGTGCGCGTCACCTCCCGCCCATCGGCGGACGTGGCGGTGAAGTTCATTGTCTCCCTGACGGTGCTGGTGATCAGCGAAGTGCCTGGCGTGTAGAACTCGTACCCTCCATCGGGTATTGCCAGACCACCAGCGAACTCGGACAGCGAGATCCTTGTTTCAGCCCGTTCTTTCACGAGTACCGGCCCCGATGTCGAGCTGTCGTATTCGTACGTCGTCTCGATTTCAGTGATCGCATCACCGCCTGGCAGTCCCAGGCCCAGTGATAACTTCCCGACCACCAGTGCCCCGTTGATCGACGCCTGCGTGGTGCGCTTGGTTTCGATCTTTCGCACCACCACATCAGTGTTTTCTGTTGCGCCTTCCTCGTTGATATAGGTGAATTGCGCAAAAGTAGTGTTAGTCTGGCCGCGATCGGTACTGGTGAGCGACACCGACCGCTGCTGGTCATCCTGGTTGGTGTAGCGAATCACCATCGTGCGCGGTGGTGAGACTGTTTCGCTGAAGGTCCAGTCGCTCATGATCTTGGAATGTTCCCGATATCAAAACGATTAGTCCATCCCTGCCACGTCAGCCGTGGCGGCGGCGTAGGTGGCGATTCTGCAGCGTTGTAAACCACGGTGAAATTGTCAGGCGGTTCTTCACCGTCAGTGATCGCTTCGATGCTGTATAGATTGTCAGTCGTCAGCACCGGCCCTCTCCGCCCGAGCTTGAAGTTAAGCCCACGCACCTGCAGTTTGCCATTAGGCAGTATCCTGCCAAACTTTGCCTCTGATCGGATCAGATCACCGATTACCTGCACGTAGCCATTGCTCAGGTCCATGCGATACCGCAAGAACCGAAACGACAGCGGCACGCTGTTGCTGTCGAGCTGCAGGCCGATCTTGCCTAGGCAGTATTGAAGAAGATTCTGGGCGCTGATTGCATACGGTGCTGTGGTGAAGAATTGTCCATTGGGCAATGACACCCATTCTTGCGGCTGCTCAACCGAGGCATAGTAAAAATCCTTCTTCTTTAATCCCTCCATCAGCGTCAGCCTGCAGCCGATCTCAATCTCACTGATCCGATCCGCTGGATTTGGCACTGCCCGCACCACGAACATCGGCTTGGGGAACCGGGTGATCAGGTTTAGCTGTGGTCGCACCACGATCAAGTTCACCGGCGTACCGCGTGCCGGGTTGACGATCCCATCCATCAGCAGCCGACCTTGGGTTTTGATCAGCCCGCTGCCGTCGCTGATGTGGTTGCTGCCAACATCACCCGAGATGCACACACCCAGGTCGGTTGCGATGGTGGCGCGAAAATCAACCGTCATCGGATCTGCGCCAGATCAACGCTCACCAGCGTCCGCGTCACCCTGGCGCCGGCCACGATCACGGGGGTCTGATCAATCACCGGCGGGGTCACAGGGAACCAAGACGCTGCAGCGGGCACGGTGGCGATCGTCGTCTCGTACCAGGTGCGGATCGTTGCGCCAGCGCCAACGGTGTTCGTCCACCCCTGGATTCGTTTCACCTTGGTGGCGACTGCCGGGCCGCGGATCACGTGCGTGCCGCTGCCGGTCAGCTCGATAGTGGGGCCATCCTCGTGGCCGTCGGGCTGTGCTGTGAGGTTCAGCGTGATGGTGCCCAGGGTGTAGGTGCCGAATGTGGATTCGTTGTCCTCAAGCGCCTGGCCGATCTCATCCTCGCGGGTGAGGATCGCCAGCTGCTGGGCAGCATCCACCAGCTCGAACGACACGCCGACCATCGCACCCAGCGCCGTGGGTTGCGGTGCGGATGTGAACCAGGCGCCCACGTTGGTCCAGGTCATGCCGCGGTAGCTGCCGCTTACCAGGACGGTGCTGCCGACGGACAGCGAGATCATGGTGTCAGGATCAGCGATCCTCAGGTTCCGCCAGGTGGTGTAGATCCCGTCGAGCGTCAGCCACTCGGCCGGCGTGAGGATGCACTGCACCGGCCAGCTGCGTGCGGTGCGACCGGTGAGGGCATCACCAGTATGAGCGAAGGGCACCTGCTGCAGCGCCTTGATCTGCAGGTTGCCGACGGTGATGCTCACCAGCTCACCCCCACGGTGTTGTCACGGGTCGCCTGTCGGGTCACCTCTCGGGTCGCCTCTCGGGTCGCCTGTCGGGTCGCCTCTCGGGTCGCCTGTCGGGTCACCGGAGCATCTGCTTGAGCACCTGGCTGCCGGTGGGTCCGGTCTTGGTGCTGATGTTGACGTTCCACTGTTTCCGCGCCAACTCGCCGACCTCCTGCCTCAGTTTTCCGACCTCAACGGCGAGTGCTGCATTGCTGCCGCCGCCACCCATCGGCAGAGCGGCGCCAGTGCGGCCTGGGAGGGCACCCTGCTCCTGCAGGCGGCTGGTGATGCCGGCGGGGATGACGGTGCCATTGGCGGGAGCACGCCAGAGGGAGTTGGGCGCGGCGTTGATGAGCGAGAGGCGACCACCAGCGAGTAGTGCTTCCTGGCCTAGCTCGTTCACGCGGTATTGCTCGCCGGCATCAACCGGGCCACCTGTCCAGCGGGAGCCTGGCAGGCGGGATGCACGTTCCAGCCAGTCGTAGAACACCTTGGCGGCATTGGCGGCGGACTGGGTGCGGTTGGCCACCTCGCCCATCTGATTGACCAGTGGCAAGTTGGCGATCTGCTCGCCGAATGTCTTGGCGCCTGACAGCCACCCGGCGAAGTTCCGCGCACCCTGCGCCGCTTTAGGCGCGGTGCCGCTGGTGCTGATGAATGCGCTGGCGATGTCATCAGCCGGGCTGGATGCGTTGCTCACCGCATCACCGATCCCACCGGCTGCATCGGCGGTCTTGCCTGCTGCGGTGGCCGAGCCATCAAGCTGGCGGTTCAGTGCTTCGGTGGCGCGGGTCACGTCCTGCTGGCTGCGGCCGAGGACGAACGACCCATCAGCAGCGCGCTCGATCGCCAGCCCGGTCTGCTGCGCCACGGACGTGAGGCGGGCCTGTTCGGTAACGCTGTTGGCAGTGACGACGCCGACGCGATCAGCAGCGCCGGCCAGGGCGTTGATCGCCACCAGGGAGCCGTTGGCCTCGAAGCGGTAGCCCATCTGCGCGGCCTTGGCGCGTTCACCGTTGATCGCGGTTTCCTGCTGTAGGCCGAGGATGGCGGCCTCAATCGGTTGGGTTTGCTTGAGGGTGTTCTGCTGCTGGGTTTTGATCCCGAGGATCGCCTGCTGCAGCTCTACCTGCGCCGATGCTGCGGCGATTTCTGCCTGGCTGCCGCTGGCCTGCGCTTTCTGCAGCTCCACCTGCGCTTTGAGGATCTCCGCCCGCTGTTCCTGAACGGACAGATCCGCTTCCAGTCGAGCCTTCTGCTGGCTGAGCTCCAGCATCTTGATCTGCAGCTGCTGTTCCTGCTGCAGCGCCTGGAATCGTGCCTGCAGCGCCTGGCGGTCCAGTTCCTGGATTTGTTTCTTGATGGCACCGATCTGCGCTTCGGATGCACCACGCTTCTCAGCGCCGGCCAGCTCGAACTCCAGCCCGGCCTTCACCACCGCAAACCGGGACTGCTCACGATCGGCCAGCGCCTGGGACAGGCCCACCAGCTGCTGGCCTACTGCCAGCTGTGCCTCCAGGTTGCGCACCGGTGCGGTGGCGATGATCTGGTTCAGCTCGGCTTCGGCTTGGGCGCGTGCTTTGGTGGCTTCCTGCGCTCGTTTCTGTGCTTCGGTGTCGGCTTGCGTTGCGGCAGTGCTGGCCTGAGTTGCGGGCAGCAGCGACTGCAGCTGCTTGATCCTGGCGTCGGTGAGCGTGTTGCCCTGCCGTGCTGCTTCCGCCAGCCGCAGTAGCTCATCGGCGTATTCCTTGTTACCGCTGTTCCGCGCTGCAGCAGCGAGGGCCTCGAACTGCTTGGCCAGCTCCAGGCCGTTTCCGCGTGCTTCCTCCAGCGCGGCGGTGAGGTTCTTAATCTGCTCGGTCTGCTCGGTGTTCGGCGGGCCACCGGCGGCCTTCAGTTCGGCGAACAGCTTGCCCGCGGCGTTCTCGGCATTGATTGCTTCCTGCTGGAGATTCAGCAGCGCGATGGCGGCCTGCTCTAGGCCTTGCGTTTGGTTGGCATTTGCGACGGTCTCCCGCCACTTGTTGAATAGGAACGTGACTGCCTCGGTCGCACCCTTCAGGCCAGGGATTGCGGTCTGCGCAGCGTTGGCGACAGCCTTGAGCGCATCCACCACCAGCGGGCCGATGCTGGGGATTCCCTGCAGCGGCGCCAGCAGTGCGCTGAGCGCATCGGTGTTGTCCTGCATCGCACGAGCGAAGGGTCCGCCGAGGCTGGTGAGCTCTCCAGTCTCGACACCGGCCTTCACCAGGGCAGCGGTCAGCCGGTCCTGGCCTGCAGCGGCCGACTCGGCGATCGAGCGCGAGTCAGCGGTCGAGCGGTTGTAGGTGTCAACGGCGAACACGACCGCACCGATCGCCAGCGCGAGCGGGCCGAACTTGGCGGTCAGCGCACCAATCTGCTGCTGCAGTGCACCGGTTTGAACTGATGTGGTGAATGCAGCCCATGCTGCCTTGGCAGTGGCTAGGTCGGTGATGAACTGAGTTTTGAGCAGGGTGGTGAGCTGCTGGAAGCCGGCGATGGCGGTGGCGATCTGCCCCTTGATCAGCTCGGTGTTGAGCGCCATCACGGCGAGCTTCACCGCCAGGTAAGCCGATGGCAGGCCCAGCAGCACGCCCGCCAGCGCCTTGAGTGGGCCGGGTACTGCAGCGATGGCCTCCACAAATCCGGTGATGGCATTGATCGAGCCGGAGACGATCGGCGCCAGCCCCTTGAACGTCTCCACCGTGAGGTTGCTGATCGTGTTCTGCAGGCGCTTAAGGCTGCCGTCGATCGTGGCGGTGGCCTTCTCTGATGCAGACGCGGCGGCGCCGGCGGAGGTGCGCTGGTTGTCCAGGAACTGGTTGTATTTCTCCAGCCCGTCATTCAGCAGCGGCATCAGCGCGGTCTGCGCCTCGGTGCTGCCGGTGAGGCGAATGATCGACTCAGAGCTGGCGGCGCCCTTCTCCACCAGCTGCTGCAGGAACCCGCCGAGGCCCTTGGCTTGCAGTGCGGATGCGTTCCATTCGATGCCCAGCTCCTTGGCGTACTTGCTCGCGTCCTGGCTGGGCTTAAGGATGGAGACGATCGCCTGCTGGATGCCGGCAAAGGTGGAGCCGACCGGCACACCTTGAGCGGTAGCACCGGAGATGGCAGCGTTGAGCTCTTCAAGGCTGACGCCGGATGCCTTGGCGGTCGGCGCGAGGCGGCCGATCTCCCTGGCGTATTCACCGGCGACGATCTTGCCGTCGTTCTGGGTTTGGATGATGCTGTCGGTGACCTTGGTGGCGTCCTCGGCACTGAGGCCATAGGCGTTGAGGACGGATGTGAGGCCGTCGCCTGCGGTCTGCAGATCGGTGAAGCCACCAGTGGCGAGCAGTGCTGCGGCACGCATCACCTCGGTGTTGCTGGCAGCATCGGAAAAGCCGGAGCTGGCCACGTCGTAGGCGGCCTCCATCAGCTCCACCTGGGAGACGTTGTTGTTCAGTTCGCGGGACAGGTTGGCAAGGTTGCGGCCCAGCTCGTCGGTATTCACCCCCAGGGTGGAGACTGCAGCGCGAGCGGTGTCGAACTGGCTGATCGTGCGGGGAATGCTGCTGACAGCCTGGAGCGCAGCGCCGGCAGCATTGGTGAGGGTGTTGGACAGGCTGAACGCGATGCCCTGCACCACACCATCGAGCAGCCGGAACTGATTAGCGGCGGCGGGTGCGTCGGAGGCATCGACCTTAAGAAGAGTTTTTTCCCGGCTTAGTTCAGTGCGCTCTGCTCTAAGTGCCTCTAGTTGCTTCCCTGCTTCGACGTACTCAGATGAATCAACCTTAAGAGTTGCCCTTTGATTGTTGAGGGTTCCAATCTCTTTGATCAACGCACCTAGACGGCTGTTGATCTCGCTTATCCGATTGCCTGCCCCAGCGACTCCATTGCTCAGGCCTTTTTCCAGCCCCTGCCCAGCCTTTGCGGCCTCTTGCGGCAGCTGCTGAAACCCGCGCAGCACCTCGCTGAAATCACCACCAACCTTGACCTGAAAATCACCGACCGACATCTCAGTTCACCACGACGGTTGGATTGGTCCAGCGCACAACGATCTGATCCACCACGCCGATACCGTCGCCTGGTGCGTCGCCGTCGATGGTGCTGCTGGTGGCGCCAGGCAGCAGGGTGATGATGCGCGAGCGGACCGTTTCGAGCGCTGCAGCCGTCTGCCACCCGGAGACGTACAGCCGCCAGGTGGGATTGGTCAGCGTGCCGCCAGTCATCAGAGCCTGCTCAGCGCCGGACGGAATCGCCGTGATCACCACCTCCACGCCGTCCACCGTGGTGCCAGGCGGCAGCTGTTCATTCCGCGCCAGCACCGCCATCGCCGGCCTGGTGGTGCCACCAGTGAAGGTGTAAGTGCCAAGCGCCGCCGCGATGGCTGTATCAGCCATCAGCCGGTCGTGGATCGCAGCGGCGGTGGTGGGTAGTGCCATGGCTCAGGTTTCCGTTACCGAGAGCGGCGAGGGGCCACCCGAAAACGCCCGTAGGTGGTAGCAGTGCCCCCGGACAGAGTCGGCTGGCGAGCCTTGCCTCTGGTGATGGTTGTTGTTGGCTTGCCAAGCTGGCCGGTGCCACGCAGCTTGCGGACGCCAGCACGTCGAGCTGACTGAGCTTGTGCCGCCTGGCCGCGAGTGCGGATGCTGGCGTTATTTCTGACGGTGACGTTCTTGGCGATCAGTGATCCACCAGCGAATACGTTGGGCCCCGTGAAAGGATCATTTGAAGTGCGCTGCCTTACTTTTGCGTATCTATAACTGCCGCCTAGTCCATTTGCCCGTCCGGGAGAGTCCGGGATTCGGCTCAGCCTGCCTGGCGTAAATGGCAAAGCAGAAGATGTTGGCGTGCGGCCGTACAAATTGCTGCTGCGAACGGTTGCGTTAAGCGAGCTCCTAACTCTGGCTCTAGTTTCTTGGCGGTTTTTAACATCGTTGGAGCGATTGCGGGCAGTGCTTCGCTTAGTGCTCTTAGGGATCTTTGCGGCGATATTGCTTATCAGTTGATCCCTGCTCAGGTTGCTGGGGTTTTCAGGCCTGCCGCCTTTCTTCTTGACCTTCAGGCCGCCGGCTTTGTTCATGTAGTCCAAAGCCCTTGTGCGGGTGTCTTTGGAGTTGGCTGCCTTGACAGCGTTGACACGCTTAAACCCACCAGAGCGCTTGGGATCCGTGCGCAGCCTGCCAATCATCCGCTCAACCTTGGCAGCATCAACGCCACGGCCATAGGTCTTCGGCGCCGTCTTTGCTTTCCCTTTCACCGCTCCCGGCTTCAGCCCCTTCGGCTTCCCGATCGTCCCTTTCGGTCCACCTTTCAGCTTCCCGACCTGGCGGGCCCTGGCGTTCCCCGATGCAGTCTTCAGCCGTCCACCGCGTGCTGTAGCGCCCGATCCGCCCTGGCCAGTGATCTTCCCTGCGTTATCTCGCGTCAGGCGGTTCTTTGCGCCCTTGCTGAATCCCTTCGTGGCTGGCCGGCCGCTGCCACCACCACCACCGGCAAACCGGCCCCGTGCATCGCGTCTGTAGGTGCGGGCCATTGCCTCGGCGCTGACTATCCCTGAGTTTTCCGGCCACCACGGCAAACTCACCAAACGCCATCACGCCATGGATGCACTGCCCCTTCAGGAACAGCTCAGAAACGAGCAGTGGCGGCGGATGATCAAAGGCGCCAGGCCGGCTGATCTGGAAAACCTCCGCACGATGGCGCTGAAGATCCTGGAGTACGCCGAAACCAACCGCAGCCTGGCACTGGTGCAAGCCCGGATGATGCTCCCCCAGCAGCAGAATGCCCCAGCCGCCGAAGCGACCAGGGCACCTGCATCCTGAACGCGAGGGTCAGAACTCCAGCTCATAGGGCCCGTAGGCCCGCAGGGTGGTGCTGTACTTCACGATCTCACCAGCGGCATTGGACTCCTCGAAACCGGTGAAGCGGCCGTAGCCGTAGCTGGTTTCGTTGAACCCGGTCGGGCCCACCCGCGCGTATTTAACCATCAGGCCCTCGCGCACTGACTCCTTGGCGGAGATGCGCAGCAGCTTGTAGGCCGCGTCGCTGTGGTTGGTGACACCCTCCAGGCTCCAGGACATGGACTTGCTGGTAGCGATCGACGTGTCGAACGACTTGGATTCGTCGTCGTAGGTGATCACCGTCTCCTCACCCTCAGACTCGCTGGGAGCGCAGTTGGTGAGGCCCAGTAGGCGAATCGGTGCATCGGTGCCGTTGAGCAGCATCGAGCTGCCAACCACTGCCCCGCTGGTAACGGTGGCCTCGGTCTGGTTGGCTGCGGTCAGTGCGTAGGTCAGCGTGAACGGCGCAGTGGTCGTCACGGCGGTGACCGTGAAGGTGCCGTTTGCAGCAGTAAACGGTGCGGGCAAGTTGGCCACGCCGATCACGCTGCCGTTGGCGATGCCATGGGCGCTGCCGAACGTCAGTGTCACCACGTTGGATGCGATGGCAGCCTTGGTGACCACCTTGGTATCACCGGCCAGCAGCTTGAACGTGGAGCCGGTGCCATGCGGGAACACCAGCGAGGTGTTAGCCATCACCGTGGTGTTGTCGATGAACTTGCCAGCACCGAGGCCTGCGTTAGGCAGCAGGGTGGACAGGTTCACCGATCCTTTCTTCAGGACCTGGAAGAAGAAGTTGTAGCCGTAGGCCTGCGAGTAGACCGAAGACATGGGAGCAGCAGAACGCTTCCCTGTCAGCGGTCCCGACTGCCGTATGCCGTGCTAACGGCTTAACCACGGGTCGGAAACCTAGCCGTACCCCACCCTCTCGGCGCTGCAGTGAGCTGTTATCCCCGTGGCGTGTGCCACTGCCCGCACATGAAGAACCGGCCATTTCAGGCGCGGGTGTGGTTTCAGGGGCGGTATTGGAGCCTGGGGTATTTCGCCAGCATCACTGAAGCTGAGATTCGGGTGAATCGGGTGTATCGGGAGATGGCGGAATGGAAAGAGATGCAGCTTCCGCCGCCCACACTGCTCCGCCAGATCCAGCAGCGGGCATCGGCACTTGCAGCAGCGCCGCTGGATCCGGCTGCCCCGGCCAGTGGAACGACCGCGGCTGGCCCTGAGCTGTCGCCTCAGCGATGAGGAACCCACGCCAGCCATCAGCGGTAGGCGTGGGTGCCAGGAGGATGGCATCGTCGGCCACCAGTGCAAGGCGTGGCGGCGCGGGCTGGCCGTTGCCGGCGGCATGGAGCGGTTCGTAGAACGCCAGCGCGAAGCTGGGGAATTCGCGATCAGCGATCAGCTGGAGCATGGCAGCACCGGCATCAACGGGCGGTCGATCGCCTGGTTCCTGCTGGCGGAACAGGTAGAGATCCTCGAGCTTGGGGATAGCCGAGCGCTCAGAGGCATGGCAGGCAACGAGGCGCTGATGGAGGAATGCGATGGGTGCTTCCTGCCAGTGCAGCTGCTGCATCAGCCAGCGCTCACCTTCCTCGATCGCTTCCGTGATGTAGTCGATGCTGAGGCGGCCGAAGGTGTCGGGGCTGAACTCGGCGGCAGCAGGCCAGAGGCGTTTGCATCGCCAGTAGGCGCTGGTCCAGTCGGTGGGCTCGAAGGTGATGGATCCGGCGCGAGCTTTCCCAGCGTCTCAACCATCCCTTCAACGAGTTCCTCGGGGGACTTAGGCGGCTGGCGGCCGTTGCGCTCACGGTCGATGAAGTCGCAGATGGCAGCCTTCAGTGGTGTGGGGAGCGGATCGGTGTCGGCATCGGTCCAGGCATCCATGCCAGCGATGCGGTGACGGATGGCAGCGGTGCAGGTGCGGGTCTGCAGCTGGAGGTGTGCCTTGGTGAGTTCGATCTGCACTTCGGCCACCAGGGCAGCATGGTGGAGCATGGCGCGTTGCTCGGCGGGCTCCAGTGGCAGGGGGATGCCCATGCGTGTGGAGACGATGCGAATTGCGATGCGCTGCGCTTCGGTTTCTTCGCTACCGGCGGTGATCAGTGCATCTGCCAAGCGGGATGATTCGCGGTAGACCACAGCCTGATAGGCGTAGTCGGCGATGTCGATTTCCTCGCCGCTGGAGATCGAACCGAAAACGGGAAACTCGATGGAACAGGTTTCGCCGTTGACGGTGGCCTCGACGATTTCGGTCTGCCGCTTTGGTGCGACAACGAAGGGGAGGTTAGGCACGGGGCCGGTGGTGGGGGTGGCTTAGGTTTCCGGGGTCAGCGGCGCAGCTTGCCCAGCCAGACGCTGCGGAGTCGATCGCCGACGTTGTAGACGCGGATGCCGGAGACGTTCTCCTGCCCCAGCACGGCGCGGGTCCAGGGGCGGGCGGGGATGATGACACGCTGGGCGTTGTCATTGCCCCAGGGCTTGATGCTGCCGCCCTCATGGATTAAGGTGGCGTACTCGGCGGACCACTTGAACGTGGCCTCGTATGGCCCGCTCATCCACCAGCTGTCGGTTTGGCGGAGGTTGCCACCATCCACAATGTTGCGCGGGTTGGGCGGGGTGATGCCCTCTCCCCTGCGGTAGCTGGCAGCACGTTCCTTGAGCGTGTCGCCGTTCAGGTTCCGGGTTGGCAGGCTGCGCGGCCAGTTCCAGGCGTTGGCGTCAAACGACGCCTGGAACGCCGCTGCCAGCTCCTCCATCACAAACTCCGTCGCCTGCCTGGCCGCAGCCTCCGCCATGGCCTGCAGGCTGGTGGTCTGGGTGACCGTGGCCTTGATGCTCATCCCGCCACCTGCAGCTCTACTCGAATGCGGTCGCCTAGCTGTTGGCGCAGCTCAGCACCGATGCCACCAGGGCCGTACGGGTCGGCCAGCGCCAGGATGGTGGCCTCGCCCTGCTGGCCGTTGTTGGTGATCGTCGGCAGGTCGGGCAGCACACCGAGGAACCCACGGCCGGATGCACCGGGCAGCAGGCCTGCAGGGGCCAGGCCGGTGTCAGTCCAGGTGAGCGCCGACTGTGCAGCGAGCCAGGACGTGTTGGCAGGGAGCACAGCCCACGCGGTGATGTATCCGGCCAGTACGCGGCGCCGAGGGTCGATGCTGGGCAACCCTGGCGCGTCGGTGTTCTCGCCCTTGGCGAAGCACTCCACCACCCACGATGCGGTAGCCGCGGGCATGCCGGCGCGAAGGTTGGCGGGGATCGCTGCCGGCTGCGGGATCAGCAGGCGGAGGTTGGCGTAGTCGTAGAAATCCGTCGCCACGGTGTCAGCTCCGAACCAACCTGGAACCGCTGCCGCCGTCGCCGTCGTAGGGCTTGATCCCGAGGGTTTGAAACACCTTCGCCTTCAGCTTGTCCACGCGGGCGTGGAGCACACCACCAGCAGTCGAGTCACTACGGCGACCGGCCTGGTACTTCACCTTCAGCAGCGAGCTGTCCCACTCCAGGACATCGGCCTTGGTCTGCCGGTCCTGGCGGGTCAGCGTGGTGCCAGGCGTGGGGCCTTCGTATGACTCCACGTTGCCGAGGTGTGCGGTGCCGTCCTCAACCTGATCCGCCCAGTTCTGCTCCAGCGTCTCGATCTCATCAATCCACCCCTGCACTGAGGTAACCGCTGCAGGCGACACCTGCGCGATGCGGTTCATCGTCGCGGTGAGCTGCGTCAGGTTGTATTCCGACAGCGGCCACAGCGCATATTCTCGAATCAGCTCGCGGTCATCGATGACGCTGCCGCCGTTCGGCCGCCACAGCGCGTTCAGGGTCGGAATCGTCATGCTTCAGGTTTCCGGGCGCGAAACAGCCGACGGATCAGGCGCCACAGCACCCACCATCGACCGCACCGATACGCCACGCGACTGGGTGTGATCGGCCGGTGGTCGGTCGTTGCGGTCGCACCCACCATGAATGGCGGCGTGACGCGGCCTTCCCAGTTCAGTGCCATGCCTGGAGCGCTTTCCAGGTGAATCGCGATCACTTCAGGCAACAGCTCGCGCCTTTCCCGTGGCCAGGAAGTACCGAACTGGAAATCGGTGCGGGCTGCAGTGCCGTGCGTCTCTGGATAGAAATGAGTGCCTGAACCCTTGGGGTTCCACATCTGCCAGTAACCGATGGGCACGTACCCACCACCTGGCTCCATGTACTGCGCAATGCGCACGCCAACGGGAAACGCAGTTGGGTGGACAAATACCCAGCCTTCCTGGATTGGAGTTGGCGCA